GTTCAGTCAAATTCTGAAAATGCTACTATTGGTGTCAACCCATTCTTGCAAGTTACCACGAAGGGTAATGTGATGTTCAGGGGTGGAGTGAACTTCAATCTGGACGATGGCTTCCCGCACTGGGGATACTTCGACAGTTGTGGTTATTTCGGTGACTGGGATTCCAATACGATTTGGGAAGACTTGAACTACAACGGTGTTGTAGACTTTGATGACTTGCTGATCGTGCTGAATGATGCTGATAAGTATGACAATGTGTTTGAAGCAATCTTGGCAATCCTCTCTAACTGGGGAAATTCAAATTCCTAAATAGTGAGTAATTACATACTTGGAGAATATTATGTTTAAACGAACACTTACACTTGCTATAACTACATCTGCGATGGCTGATCTTGCTGGACCAGGCGTAGGTGAACCAGAATTATACTTTCAGTCTGACGTTTACGGGGAACGTTGGAATGCATATGTAGAAACCGCTGTATACACAGAGGATGATCAGCAAGATTTTGTAGGTGTTCCTGATAACGCTATTCTCATCACTTACACATTACATAACAGTCCTGAGTCACAATCATCTATTGAAGACTTTGATATTTTTACTGGAGTAAAGTCAGATGAACTTTCAGTTTTATCGATTCCAGGCTATCTAACATCTCCACTCGAAGAACAATTTGATGAATTTTATAACGATCCAGACTACGTTAATTTTGCATATGAGACAGGACTCTACAACTGGGACTGGGGGACTGAGGGAAACGAGGAATCCTCAGGCTTAAAGCCTGGGGAATTTGCGACGATGTTTGTGATCGCTTACGCAGATTCTTGGATCGAAAGCCCTGGCATAATTCAAGGTGAAAGTGATGCAGGGATCTTCTTCACCGTGGTTCCAGAGTTTGCTGTTGTTCCCTCGCCAGGAACACTTGCTCTCTTAGGTTTATCTGTAATCGGTAGAGGTCGAAGAAGATCCTCCTAAATAGTATGGAGGAAACATGAGTATAGAGAATCCATATAACAGACAAGCACAAACTGACAATCAGTTATTAGAAACGTACTTTCTCTTCAATATGCAGAAAGTTCCGACTATGACTTACTTTTGTCAGAAGGTGAATCTTCCCGCAATCAATTTAGAAGGTATAGAACAACCAACCAGATATGGTTCGAGAGTGTTCAAGGCTGGAGATGCGTACTCCCACGATGACCTGACTATCGAATTTCTTGTGGATGAGAAGATGGAAAACTGGCTAGAACTGCATGACTGGTTGAGGTCTTGTGCAAATTACAAAGACACCAATGAATACGAAGATGATAGCATTCATACCACTGGTGCAGAATTATTGATTTTGAATAGTTCATATCAGCCACAACATGCGGTTGAATTTTCAAACGTCATCCCAACTTCAGTTAGTGGATTGCAATTTGATTCAACAACGCAAGACCCACAGGCTATGATTGCAACGGCAACTTTCAAGTTTACAACGTACGATATCATCCGAAACCCTTGACTTACAATACTTTCCTAGTAAAATATAACTAGGAGTGACTATGAACCTAAGTGATTTAAAAAATATGATTGAACGTGACATGGTTATCGATAAGACCGAACTCGACATCGAATCAATAAAAACGCCTCAGATGCATAACAAGTATCTCACTTTTATGTTGGATGAGAAACTTGTTCTACAAAAAATGGAGTCGGACTTTAGTATCCTGCGAAAGAAGAAGTGGCTGTATTACACAGGTAAGATGAGTCAAGAAGAACTGAACGAAGAAGGATGGGAGCCGTTTCAACACAACGTTCTCAAGACCGACATCGACAAGTTTATCGACTCGGACGAAAACATTATTGATTTGAAGAACAAAATCTTCTACCAAAAAGAAAAAGTGAAATACATCGAAGAAGTGGTCAAGATTATTTCAAGCAGACAATGGACAATAAAATCAGCAATAGATTGGATTAAGTTTACGAATGGAACGAATTGATATAACAATCACGAAAAAGGATGAGGTTTACCTTCGGGTAAATTGTGAAAGATCTATCGCAAAGGAACTTTCAGAATTCTTCTCTTTCAAGGTTCCAAATTATCAATACACTCCAGCCTACAAAAATAAAGTTTGGGACGGTCTGATTCGCCTCTATAATGTTCACACGCAAACTCTGTACATAGGACTGTTGGATTACCTTGTGCAGTTTGCAAACGAGAGAAACTACAATATCAAGTGTGATTTCAGTGTTCCAAACTACATGGTAAAGAAAGACAGTATTCAGAACTACATGGAGTCTTTTCTGAAATTACCGTTCACACCACATGACCACCAAATAAACGCAGTCAAGCACGCTGTATCGACCGAGAGATCCCTTATTTTATCACCAACGGGTTCTGGTAAGTCTTTGATCATTTATACCCTGATGAGGTACTATCTGGACAAACTAGAGGATGATGAGAAGATTTTGATCATCGTTCCAACCACTGGTCTTGTCACGCAAATGAGATCCGACTTTATAGACTATTCTCTCGAAAACGGCTTCAAGGTCGATTCCGCTTGTCATCAGATCTATTCTGGTCAAGAGAAGGAAACGAATAAGAGAATTGTCATATCAACATGGCAGAGCATATACAAAGAAAGAGAATCATACTTCTCGAAGTTTAAGTGTGTCTTTGGAGATGAATGCCATTTGTTCAAAGCAAAATCTCTCACTTCCATTATGACAAAACTGAAGAACTGTAAGTATCGTTTCGGTACTACAGGAACCCTAGATGGATCGCATACACACAAACTCGTAATCGAAGGTCTTTTTGGTCGAGTGAACAAAGTAATCACAACAAAAGAGTTGATTGATAAGAACTTGCTCTCACAGTTGGATATCAAGTCACTGTGTCTGAGTTATTCAGATCAAGAGAGAAATGAAGTAAAGAGAAGCAAATACTCTGAAGAAATCAAATGGATCGTGACCAATGAAAAGCGTAATCAGTTTATTACAAAACTGGCTACAACCCTAAAGGGGAACACCTTGTTGCTTTTCAACTATGTTGGGGATCACGGTAAACCTCTGTATGAAAGTATTCAAAGTAACACTGACAAAAAGGTGTACTTCATTCACGGTGGAACAGATGTAGAGCAAAGAGAGAACATTCGTCAGATTCTTGATTCATCAGAGAAGAATGGAATATTGGTGGCATCGTATGGAACATGTTCTACGGGAATCAATATTCGGAACATTCACAATGTCATTTTTGCTTCCCCATCACGATCTGTGATTCGTGTGTTGCAGTCGATTGGTAGAGGTCTTCGGAAGTCATCTACAAAGGATTCTGTAAAATTATATGATATTTCTGATGACCTATGCACTGGTAAGTACGAGAATCACACATACCGTCATATGAAGGAACGAGAGAAGATATACATAAATGAGAGGTTTAACGTAAATAAGACCGTCATTGATCTGTCTGGAGGGATGCATGATGTCTAAGTACAAAATTCTAAAACTTAGAAGCGGTGAGGAAATCATCACAAGTATCGTTGGACAACGAAAGCAAAAATTCATTGTCGAACGTCCATTCACACTTCAAAATACACATTATCTTGATATGGCTGGAGTCCCAAGAGATATTGTTCGTTTGAGAAGTTGGCTGAAATATAGCAATCAAAACACTGTGCATATTCCAAAAGATCATATTGCTACATTCCTTGATCCTGATGAAAACATTTCAAGGCTGTACGATGTAGAAAAGGAAAGAGAAGATACTGATCCACCACCAAACATCGTAATGAAAAAGGATGTGAAGAAAAGTTCTCCCAATAATTTAGATATCGACGAGGCTATGGTTGAACAGATTATGAAGGACATCGTAGATGAGATGAAAAATGCTCATTCATCAGAGTTTGAGAATGAAAACATTGATGACATTGATGAACTTACAGGCTTTCCTAAGAATAAAGATAAGAAGGATAAAGAGTTTATCGTTATGAATATGGTATTCCCACCATCACTCTTAGAAGAATTGATGAAGAAAGGCTTGATCGATTCGGATTTATTTGAAGACCTGCTGGATGATACTGATGAGGATGATGACGACGAAGAGGAAATTTCAGAACCTAGAAATGGTGAAGGCTTTACAGAAGAGAAAACCAATGGTGATGGTTCTGACTGGACTGATTGGAGTTTTGAAGTAAAGGATTACTTAGATGATGATGAGGATGATAATTAATCATTATCCTTGACATAGAAAATCATAGCGTTATCATACAAAACGTGTCAAGGAGAAAAATTCAAAATGAGCAAAAATCAATACATAGACAACAAACTCTTTTACGAAAAAATGGTGGACTGGAAAAAACTGGTTGATGAAGCAGAAGAACAAGGTGAAGATCGACCACCAGTTACAGAATATATTGGTGAATGCTTTGTCAAGATTGCAGAACACTTAGCATTCAAACCAAACTTTATGAACTATCCATACAAAGATGAAATGATTGGTGATGGTATTGAAAACTGTTTGATGTATGCTCACAACTTCAACCCAGAAAAATCAAAGAATCCATTTTCATATTTCACTCAAATCATCTACTATGCGTTCTTGAGAAGAATCGAACGTGAGAAGAAACAGGCTTATGTGAAGTACAAAGCCGCACAAATGAGTGAAATGGATGACTCACTGCGAAAGTATTTTTCTGAAAATTACTTTGACAATGACATGAGTTTAGAGAAAATGTTTAATCTGTCGGACTCCGATATCGAAAAGTTTACTCCTAAGAAGAAAAGGAAGAAAGATGAAGATAGCACTTCTAAGTGACACCCACTGGGGAGCGAGAGGCGACTCTCAATTATTCTTAGACTATTTTACAGAATTTTTTCAAGACACATTCTTTCCCTACATTGATGAGAACAATATCAAAACGGTTCTTCATGCAGGCGATCTTATGGATCGAAGGAAGTTTGTAAACTTCAATGTGCTGAGTCATGTTCGACAGCATTTCATTCAGCCTATCAAGGATCGAGAAATCGAACTTCATTGTATCCTTGGAAACCATGATGTTTACTACAGAAACACAAACAAGATCAATTCGATGCGTGAGTTGTTTTACGATGATTTTCACATCTACGAAAAGCCTAAAACCCTAGAGTTTGACGGTCTTCGGATTGCGATGCTTCCGTGGGTGAATAAAGAGAACACAGAAGAGTTTACGAAGTACATTCAAAATGTGAATGCTCCGATTCTCATGGGACACTTGGAACTCGATGGATATGAGGTTCTTCGAGGCGTGAAGCACAAAGGCGGAATGTCTCCAGAGGTATTCAAGAGATTTGAAAAGGTATTGAGCGGACACTTTCATTGTAAACAAAGCCGAGGAAATATTCATTACCTTGGAACCCAATATGAAATCACATTCTCCGATCATGGTGAACCAAAAGGCTTCCATGTTCTTGACACAGAGACAAGGGAACTCGAATATATTGAGAACCCGAATCGGATGTTTCATAAACTAAAGTACAATGACGAAAATGAGTACAATGAGGCTTACTATAATCAATACAAGAATCGTTATGTAAAGGTTTTTGTGAACCAAAACAAGAACCCAGTCAAGTTTGATAAATTCTTGGAGGGTCTGTATTCGGCTCAAGTTGCAAACTTAACAGTTGTTGAAGAAGAAGATCTTGACCAAGAAAAGGTTGACATCGACATGAAAAAAGATACACTGACACTTATTCAGGATGAAGTTGATTCCTTGAATTGTGATGGTGATAAGGAAAAGATCAAGAAGATGATTCGTGACCTATACATGGAGAGTTTGACCCTGTGAATATCTTTGTTTTAGATAATGATCCAATCAAGTCTGCCGAATACTGCGTGGATAAGCACGTTGTAAAAATGATCGTCGAGTCTTGTCAAATGCTTTCAACGGCACATCGTGTTCTTGATGGAGACGAATGGACAGACTACGGTAAGAACGGCAGACGAATCAAACGATGGAGACTCGAAGAACCACGAGAAAGCCTTTTGTACAAAGCATCTTTCGTTGGTCATCCATGCACTCAATGGATCATGCAGTCTCAAGAAAACTATCGTTGGTTAGCACGACATGCCGTTGCGTTGACCGAAGAATATACAATTCGCTACAAGAAGATACACGCTGCGGATTCGTTGTGTAAATTCTTTGTGGATTCATACCCAACCAACCTAACATCCATTCACCAGACAGCATTCGCACAAGCGATGCCTGAGGAATACAAAGTTGTAGGTGATGCGGTACAGGCGTATCGTAATTATTATCATGGTGAGAAGGCTAGATTTGCGAAATGGAAAACAAGTATTCCTCACTGGTGGAATGGAGTTAGTGTTGCAGTATGATTAAGTTTACGAAGATTCGCTGGAAAAACTTTCTATCGACAGGAAACGCTTTTACAGAAGTGGATTTGCGTCGTCACGGACTTACGCTAATTACAGGTGAAAATGGTGCAGGTAAGTCAACGGTTCTCGATGCACTTACATACTCGCTGTATGGTAAGTCGTTTCGTGGTATCAGTGTTTCAAGTCTCGTAAATAGTATCAACGAAAAGGATTCGATTGTAGAAGTCGAGTTTACAATCGGTCCCAAGTCCTACGTCGTTCGTCGTGGTCAGAAACCAAAACTGTTTGAGATTTTGGTCGATGACGAATTGCTTCCACAAGAGGCAAAGTCGAAAGACTACCAACGCATTCTCGAAGAGCAGATCCTGAAGATGAACTACAAAGCGTTCTGTCAGGTGGTTGTTCTTGGTTCATCAAACTATGTTCCTTTCATGCAACTTTCAGCGTCGGATCGAAGAGAGATTGTAGAGAACTTGTTGGACATCAATATCTTCTCTGTGATGAATATCATGGTGAAGGGTAAACTGTCCGCTGTTCGAGAGATGATCAAAGACAAAGAGAATCAGTTGGAGATTCTGAAAACAAAGATCGAAAGCAGAAAGAACTACATTCAAAAGATCAAAGATCAGGCGAAAAGTAATCTTGACAGTATTGATGATGATATACAAATCAAAAAGCAGGAGATCGAAACCTCAACTGAGAAGATCAAAGAGATAGACAAGAAGCACGAAGAAACATCGGCAGGTCTGAAAGATCACGATTGGAATGTTGTATGTATGTCGGATCTTGCTCTTGAACGACGAGAGTTGAACACAAAGATGTCTGATCTCAAAAAGGACATCGAGTTTTTCAAAGACAACGATCACTGTCCAGTATGTCGGCAGGATATCAATGCAGATCACAAAAAAGAAATTGCTGATAACCAAGAGACACAACAAAATGCACATGATGAGAAGTTGCAAAAGTTGATAGCGAATATGGAAACGTTGAAAACTGACATCGAGAAAGGTGAAGAACTTCTCGAAGAGTTGAGCAATCTTGCGAATCAAAAGCAAAAAGAACAGGCAAATATTGATTCGTGTCAGAAGTATATCGACGGGATGTTGAAGCGAAAAGAACAGAACGTAAATCAAGAAACTAATCTTGACGATGATATTGCAGAGATGAGAGGATTCATTTCCGAAGGTGTTGCACAGAGTAAGGAGAAAGAGAAACTTCTTGTCGATGAGGGACACTATGAAATCATTCTTAGCCTCTTGAAAGATACAGGAATCAAGTCGAGAATCATCGAACAATATCTTCCCGTGATGAATAACCTCATCAATAAGTATTTGAAGGCGATGGACTTCTTCTGCAAGTTTACCCTAGACGAAAACTTCAACGAGGAGATCAAGAGCCGACATCGTGATGCTTTCTCATACTATAATTTGAGTGAGGGTGAGCGACTTCGTATTGACCTGTCTCTTCTGTTTGCATGGAGAGAGATTGCAAAGATGAAGAACAGTGTCAGTTGTAACCTTTTGATTCTCGATGAGGTTTTTGATTCGAGCCTTGATGCTTCTGGTACAGAGGAGTTTATGAAACTTCTGAAAACGTTTACCAGCAGCAACTCAAACATATTCGTTATCAGTCACAAGACAGATCATCTTGCTGACAAGTTCCACAATCACTTTGTTTTCCAGAAGAAGAATAACTTTAGTACAATCAAATGAATCAGACACCATACACACCAAACGAAAGACTTATTCAATCCGATGTCAATGTCAAGTTCGAGGACTTGCTCGACATGGACGAGATCACATTTCGTGATTGGGTCATGCGTATGCGTAAACTCGTCGTAGATATTTGGGACGAGCATGGTGTTCCTCCAAGACTGGGTAAGAGTGAAGATGAGATCATTGATCAATTCAACAAGATGACTTCATATCCCGTCCATGAGTTTACACACGGAGATGAGTTAGGCGTTATCAATGATGATGTGATTATCAACAAAAGCCGTTTGGGTTCAGAAGCAGATCAATGGTTTCCGAACATGTATAAAACCAGAATCAATTACTCAGAAAAAGACACTGGGTATTCGATCTATGATTTGTTTGCAAACCCAAAATATGAAGAGAGAATGTACAAGGGTTGCTTGAGGCACTTTCGTCGAGACTCTATGTACCTTCATGCGTTGTCCTGTCAAAAGGTTGACGAGAAGACTGCAAGAATCAGAGTCGAAGATGCGATGACATTTGTTCGTGATTTCCACAAGAACCCAGATATTTTTCGTAACTGCGACTTCATGCTCGATCAAGTGAAACTTTCGGAAGGCGTGAATAGCGGCTACAATCAAGTTGACTCGTCAAAACTTCTGCAACTGACACCCGATCAAGTTCAGACTCTCAAAGATGAGGGTTTGTTGGAATATCGACATCACTCTACTTTT